GACCTACGCGCCTTTGAGTTGATTAAGGGCGTGCCACGCATTCCCGACACCCGCACGCGCGGGCAAGACGGCAACAAACGCCACGGCGACACCGCCATCGCGCTGGTTTTGGCGCACTACGCCAGCCGCGAACTCAACATCGGCGCGGTGCGCGTTGCCAGTCGCGCGGTGCGCCGTGAAAGTAGATTGACCAATGGCTATTGATTTCAGGCAGCCTGAAACAGGAACTCTCCCCATGAAACCCCATATCAAACTCAAAACCCCGTACGGCACCATCGCCCCCACAGCCGAACAACTGTCTAGCCAAATCGCCGTACTCTCCCACTTCGGCATGAGCGGTTTTGGCGGCTGGCTGCCTAATCCCGACCCGATACTGCGCAAAATGGGGCGGCAGATAGACGTATACCGCGAGCTTCTGCGCGACCCATTGGTGGGCGGGCAAGTGCGCCGCCGTAAAGCTGCAGTGGCGCGGCTGCAATGGCGATTAGACGGCGACGATGTGCCCACCAACGTGCGCGACACCATTCAGGCTGCCTTGCAAGCGCACGACCTAGACCGCCTCATCAAAGACATCTTAAACGCCACCTTGTTCGGCTATCAGCCGATAGAAATCATTTGGCAGCGTGGCAGCTTATGGCTGCCTGAACGCATCATCGCCAAGCCACCCGAATGGTTCGGCTTTGACGACGATGCCCAGCTTTATTTCCACCAAAACGGCGCAAGCACCGAGCCGCTGCCCGCCTACAAATTCCTTTGCCCCACCCAAGAAGCCAGCTACGCCAACCCCTACGGCTTGGGCGATTTGGGCTTGGTGTTTTGGGCAGTAACCTTCAAACGTGCGGGCTTGAAATTCTGGGCGGAGTTCACGCAAAAATACGGCAGCCCGTGGCTGATTGGCAAAGAGCCGCGCTCTAACACTGATGCCGACACCAACAAACTCTTGGACGCGCTGGAAGCCCTAGTCGGCAACGCCGTTGGCACCATTCCAAACGATTCCAGCGTAGAAATCCACGAAGCCAGCGGCAAAGCCGCATCGGTGGATGCCTACGACAAGCTTATTCGCTATTGCCGAAGCGAAATCAACATCGCCTTGCTCGGGCAAGACCAAACCACCGAAGCCAACACCAACCACGCCAGCGCAACGGCAGGGCTGGAAGTAACCGACGATATTCGCGACAGCGACAGCCGCATTGTGATGGGCGCAATCAACCAGCTGATTGATTGGATTTGCGAGTTGAATTTCGGCGATGTTGCCCGCCCCAAATTCGTGTTATACGAAGCCGAAGCCTACGGCTCAACCGAGCTTTCCCAGCGCGATTTGAATTTGCACCAAATCGGCGCGCGGTTCAGCAACGACTATTTCGCTCGCGCCTATGGTTTCAAAGACGGCGATTTGCTGCCCGAAAGGCAGCCTGAAAATGCCAATTTCGCCGAACCCAGCCCATACCACGAACACAGCGCAGCGGAGGACGTGCCGCAAATTATGGAAACCGCCGTTTCAGGCAGCCTGAACACCCATGCGCCCGACCTAACCCGCGAGCTGGTAGGCAGCCTGAAAAACGGCGCAACGCCCGAAGCCGTTTTGCAACAGCTTGCCAACGCCTATCCCAAACTAGACCACACCGCCATGCAAAACGAGCTGGCGCGGCTCATCTTTCTTGCCGATGTGGTCGGGCGGCTGGAAGCGCAGGCGGATCTGGAGGAAGCGTAAGCCATGAACAAAAACGAAATCGCCGTGCTGTTCCAAATGCAGCCTGAAAACGCCATCGCTTACCTGAAACAAAAGCGCGTTGCCGAAGGTTGGGACTGGCAGGATATGCTGGACGATGCCCATGTCTCCGCCTTTACCATCGCCAAAACCGCCGAAATGGACGTGGCTCACGACATCTACCAAGCCGTACTCAAAGCCGCCGAAACAGGGCAAACCCTGCGCGACTTCAAGCGCGAACTTGCACCCGTGTTGCAACAAAAAGGCTGGTGGGGCAAACAAACCGTCCCCAACCCTGATACAGGCGAAACGCAAACGGTAACGCTCGGCACGCCCTACCGCCTTAAAACCATCTACCTTACCAACCTGCAATCCGCCTACATGGCAGGGCGTTACGCCGAAATGACCGCCGCCACCGCCACGCACCCTTACTGGCAATATGTAACTGTGAACGACGGCAAAGTGCGCGAAGCCCATCGCAAGCTGCACGGGCAAGTGTTCGCCGCCGATGACCCCGTGTGGGACACACTTTATCCACCGCTGGACTACCACTGCCGTTGCCGCGTGCGCCCGCTATCGCGCAGCCAAGGCGCAGCGTTGGTGCAGCCCTCGCCCAAGCTGGAAAGCATCATTGTGGACATCGGCACAAACCCTGCCACAGGCGAGGAACGCTACGCCCAGCGCACAGGTTTCAGGCTGCCCGACGGCACATTCGCCGCCCCCAGCGCAGGCTTCAACGCCAACCAAGGCAAAACCTTTCTGCAACGCACCGCACGAATGGCAGTAGAAAAAGCCCAGTCCGCCCCGCCCGAGCTTGCCAAAGTCGCCGTAAAAGAAATGATGAAACAAGAGAAATTTCGCAACGCACTCACGCTGGCACAGTTGAAATGGGTGGCGGAATTATTGGGATTGAACCAATAGAACAACAGCAATAGGCAGCCTGAAACCATGCTCACCATCACCCTAAACAGCCAAGACGTAGAACGCGGGCTCAACCAACTACTCGGCAACCTGCGCCACCGCCAGCCCATGATGCACGGTATTGCCGCCGAGCTGTTGAGCCTAACCGAAGACAACTTTGAAAACGAAAGCTGGGGCAATGAACCGTGGCAGTCCACCCATCGCGGCGGCAAAATACTGCAATTGAGCGGACAACTCGCCGCCAGTATCCACACCCTTGCCAACAATCAAACCGCCCAAATCGGCTCAAACAAAATCTACGCCGCCATCCACCATATCGGCGGCGAAATCCATGCTAAAAACGCCCCCTACTTGATGATACCGCTCAGCAATGGGAAATTTGCCCGCAAAGCATCCGTAACCATTCCCGCTCGCCCCTATCTGCCCATCAATGCCAGCGGCGAACTGCAATCCGACGGCGCAACCCGAATACTGGACGTGGTCAAAGACGCACTTGCTCACGGTGTATAAGCAGCTCGCCCACAAACAAAAAAAGCGGACATATTCCAGTCCGCTTTTTGTTTCACAATGTGCAACGCTGTTGCAAATTGCTATCCCGCTTCGTTTGGTATTATCCCGCTTTGTCCCGTTTATCTTGCTGGATGAGGTGGGTTTTTCTTAAAGGGTTTCACGAAACACAACCCAAACCGCAGCCCGTCATCAAAACCTACGACTGCGACACGCTGGGCGACATCCCGAGCGACTTGTACTTTGAGCCATCCGCCGCCCATCCCATCCAACGCCTGCGCGACCAATGCGAGCAGCAACGCAATGCACTTATGCTGCAAAAAACATGGGACAAAGACCCCACCGCAGGCGTGGTTTTGGAAGAAACGGAGTAAAAAAATGGATTTTTACATTAAGGTAATACGCTACCTAACACTTGGCGGCGAAAAAGGGAAAAAATTTATTTTTGTTGTGAATGATGAAGAAAAATTTGAAGAAAGTTTCTCAAACAAAGAAATAGACGAGCTCAATATTGATAACCCACATCAAATGTTAGCAGGCGATTGGGTAAATGCAATCAATTCAAAAAATTGGTTTTTGTCAAAAGAAGATAAGGCATTTTTGGCTTTTTTGGACGAAAACGAAGAAAAAATAAACGATGCTATTGCCAGAGCGAATATATCCAAGTTGCAGCGCGAACTTAAATCTTGGGAGAGGTATCTATTGGGGCAAGACCATGAATAGCTGGACACGCCTACTTACCCCAACCGAGCTAGAAAAAACCTTCAAACCAGTGGGCAACAAAGTGCCCCACTACAAAAAAACCGTAGAAATCCGCGCCCCCAACGGCGAAATCCAACGCTTTGACAGCGCCATGCAAGCAGCGAAAAACACAGGCATCAACCACACCACCATCGCCAAACGCTGCCGCACCCACCACACCGACAAACAAGGCAACCAATACCGCTACATCTAGGAGCAAACCATGAACAATTTTCTAACCCAACGCAAAAAAGGCATAGGCGGCAGCGACATCGCAGCCATTCTAGGGCTATCCCAATTCAAAACCGCCCTAGATGTGTACCTATCCAAAACCACCGAACAGCCCGAACTGCAAGGCGAGCATCTGTATTGGGGACACGCCCTAGAAAACCCCATCATAGACCGCTTTGTCCAAGATACAGGCGCAAACGTCATCAGGCAGCCTGAAATGCGCCGACACCCCGATTATGAATGGGCAATCGCCAACGCCGATGCCCTGATTGTGGATGGCGCAGGCACTCTACAAGCCATCCTAGAAATCAAAACCAGCAGCGCATTCAAAAGCCGCGAATGGGGCGCAGACGACACCGACGAAGTACCGATTGAATACATCGCCCAAGTCCAATGGTATATGTGGATATACGATGTGCAAGAAGCCTATTTAGCCGCGCTGATTGGCGGCAACCAATACCGCCAATACCACATCAAACGCGATGACGAACTGATTGCCATGCTCGCCGAAAAAGCCCAAGCCTTTTGGCAAAACCACGTTATCCCCCGCATTCCGCCCGAGCCACAAAACGGCGAAGACGCGCAAAAGCTGTATCCACACGACAACGGCGACACCGCCGAAGCCGACAGCGCCACCCTAACCGCCTATGCCGAATTGAGAGAACTCAAAGCACAGGAAAAAGAACTCAAAGCACAAATTGCCGCAAAGGAAGACCTGCTCAAAATCAAAATCGGCAACTATTCCACCATGCAAGCAAACGGCAACACCCTGTTCACATGGAAAACCCAAAGCAGCAGCCGCTTTGACAGCAGCGCATTCAAGAATGCCCACCCCGATTTATACCAGCAATACACAAAAACCAGCGAAACCCGCGTATTGCGCCTGAAATAAAAAAGCCCGAAACCAAAGTTTCAGGCTGCCCAAAGGAATTAAATAAACAACTCACACCGCATCAAACTGCGCTGCATATCATCGCGCTCAAACGCACTCGCAATCTTGGGCATCTCCCGCAGCAAGGCTTTGTGTGTGCGGCGCAAAAACAAACGGCTTTCCATCGGCAGCGTGCGCAGCGTTGAAGCCTTGGCATAACCCAAATCAGACAACGGCGCAGCAAGCTCACGCAGCAAACCGCAAGCCCAGGCGCAATAGTAAGTTACCGTTGCCAACTCGCGCAGTTCCCTTTGGCTGAATTGAATAGGCGCATCCAACACTTCGCCGGTCAGCGTCAAACGATGCACATACTCCACCGCAGCAGGGATTTGTTCGGCGGGCAGATGCTCAATTTTCTCCACGCCGAAACGCTGATGCACCATTTTGTAAGCGGTTGAATAATCAATGCCGCGCGCGCCCACAAGGGCAGATACAGCTTGACGCAATGGCGTGCGCTGGTCGGCAGAAGTTTGATTATCCAATTTCAGGCTGCCTGAAAGAATTTGCTCAATCTGTTCATCGCACCAAACAGCGAAACGCGGGTCAAGCCAGCGGGCGAAATGGATAGCGAGTTTAGGATGTAGCCAAGTGCCGCCACCGTTTTTGGATGAACCGCCTTTTACGATAACTAACTGATTTTCATCAATTACACTTTTTAGCGTATTTGACAAATGTTCCGCCAAAGCAGCGATATATTGTTGAGTTTGTTCAGTTTTAAGATAAGTTTCAGGACGTTTGTGGAAATGCTTTGCAATAGCAGTCGCATTCAGAAAACCATTTTGATTGAAAGAAACGGCGATGTCGCCAAAAGATTTAACTAAGTTCATTTTGAACTCCTTACAGTTTAATTTAGGAAAATGCCCAAATAGGGCGGGGGTGTCCTAACACTCTGTAAGCAGTGTCCGAGCCCTTACGGGTACTCGCACCCCCAAAGGTTTAGGCAGCCTGAAAATATCAAACCGCCCGTTTTCGGGGTGTGATGTGCAAATTGTTGCAGCAACAAAAAATCACGTTGGCAGACGTGAAAGCTGCTTACAGGTATTTAGGAACGCACATCATACCCCACCCCAACCCCTTTATCAACAGGAGACCCACCATGTCCACCCAAGCCCTAAAAAACGCCATCACAAAAGCCAAACCGCTTTCCGAGCGCACCATCGCCGACCTGATGAGCGATGCCAAAATCAAAGCGCAAATGGCATTGGCCCTGCCCAAACACATGACCGCCGACCGCCTCGCCCGCATCGCCACCACCGAAATGCGCCGCGTGCCCGCCTTGGCAAATTGCAGCCCCGAAAGTTTCCTTGGCGCGATTATGCAATGCGCCCAACTGGGCATAGAACCCAGCAACAGCCTAGGGCACGCCTATCTCATCCCCTTTGGCAACGGCAAAGACAAACAAGGGCGCGCCAACGTGCAACTGATTATCGGCTATCGCGGCATGATTGATTTAGCGCGCCGCAGCGGACAAATTGTCAGCCTATCCGCCCGTGCCGTATATGAAAACGACGATTTTTCCTACGAATACGGCTTGCATGAAGACCTAACCCACAAGCCCAGCGAAGACGGCAACACGGGCAGCCTAACCCACGTTTACGCCGTTGCCCGCCTGAAAGACGGCGGCATACAGTTTGAAGTCATGAGCCGCGCCCAAGTAGATGCCATCCGCGCCCAAAGCAAAGCAGGCAACAGCGGCCCGTGGCAAACGCACTACGAAGAAATGGCGAAAAAAACCGTTATCCGCCGCCTATTCAAATACCTGCCTGTATCCATAGAAATCCAAAAAGCCGTGGGACTGGACGAGCAAGCCGAAGCAGGCATAGACCAACAAAATGCCGCCTTTGCCTATGGCGAGATTATTGAAGCCGATTACAACATCGTGAACGAGCCGCCGGCAGAAGCGCAGCCTGAAAAACCCACGCTAAGCGAAGCCGAATTTAACGCCATCGCCGAGCAAGTCAAAACAGGCGATGCCGAATACGAACAAATCATCGCCCAATATGATTTGACCGCCGAGCAAAAAGATTTGCTGGATAAATTGTAAATATCTCGGCGGTATTTGCGCCGCCGATGTGGAGTAAACCAAATGGAAGAAAGCGAAATTTGGCGAGATTTTAGAAAAGCCAAACAAGAGAAGCGACACAACAACTTAATCCAATCAACAGAGTTGCTTAAAGCAAATAACGTTGATTTTGAAAGTAAAAATTTCGGTATTCATCTTGTTATCAATACCACGCCAAAAATTGATTTTTATCCCAGCACAGGCAGGTGGACTATTCGCGGCGGCGCAACACGACGTGGAGTAAAAAGCCTACTGAAATATATAGAAAGACAACGTTATGACAGTCAATAAAGTAATCCTTGTCGGCTATTTGGGGCGCGACCCCGAAGTTAGATATATGCCCAACGGCGATGCCGTATGCAACTTTTCCATCGCCACCAGCGAAAGCTGGAAAGACCAAAGCGGGCAACGCCAAGAGAGAAGCGAATGGCATGCGATAACCCTATACCGCAAACTCGCCGAAATCGCAGGGCAATACCTCAAAAAAGGCAGCCTAGTGTGCATAGAAGGCAAAATCCAAAGCCGCAAATACACCGACAAACAAGGCGTAGAGCGCACAGCATACGAAATTATCGGCAACGAAATGAAAATGCTCGGCGGGCGCGATAGCCAAGCACAAAGCCCGCAGCAACACAACACGCCACCCGTGCCACCACAGCCAAGAGCGCAAGGCGCACAGACAGCGCAGCCCGTACAACCCACAGCGGATATTGACGATGATATCCCCTTTTAGATTTCAGGCAGCCTGAAAAGGCTGCCCCCACCCCCAAAGACAGCCTAGACGGCAGCCAAGTGTGTGGCTACATCCAAGCAGGGCGCGTGCAAGAAGTGCCGACTATTGCGCCCGCGACGTTGCCGCCACCCGCGAAGTGTATCGCCGATTGAATTTTATCGACGCCTGAAAGGCAGCCTGAAACCCGAAGTATAGGAACCCCGCAATGACCGTTATTACCGTCAAAGACCAAAGCCCTACCGAGCAAATCCTAAGCAGCCTGAAAACATGGCGACGCACCGCCAAAGAATGCCATCAACCCGCACTCTATGACGCATTGAGCGAAGCCATCAC